TCGGGATCGCGAATCCGGCAGCATCGAGCAGGATGCCGACGTGGTGCTGCTACTGCACCGCGAGGACTACTACCACATCAGCGATCCCGAGTGGTTGGCCGCGAACCCCGACAAGGTGGGCAAGGCCGAGTTGATCGTAGCGAAACAGCGAAACGGACCCACGGGCGTTGTCGATCTGCGCTGGAACGCGGAACGCACGCGGTTCGAGAACATCGACGAAAGCAGAGGGCAGGCATGGTGATTCCGTTCAGGTACGTCTTGGAGGCGGCACGCGAGGAAGTCAAGGTGTGGGAGGAAACACACGGGACGCCCCGCGCGGTGTACGCAAAGCAACTCGCGTCGTACACGCTTCGGCATTACACGAGCGCGACACTGGAACAGGTCGCTAGCGTTGTCGGCTACAGCGGATACCGCAGCGTCATCAAGGCCGTCGCGTCGGTGGCGGAAGCGATTGCGGACGGCGACAAGGGAATCGGATTGGGCGGCGAATGGTTTGCCGGTTCATTGCAGGAAGCAGCGGCCCGCGTGTGGGCGAAGGCGCAGATTCGGGCGGCAACGGAAAGGACGGCAGCATGAGCGACAAGAAGACGATCGACGTGCGGGATGGGGATGAGTGGACGGTTGACAGCGATGGTCATTTGTGGCAATACCGCGATGGCTATTGCCGGTGTGCGATTCGCACTGGATGCGATGCCGAGATTGATGCACCGCCAATTAAGAACGACGACGAGAACCCCATTCTTTACGAAGCGGCGATTGCTACGTTGACCGCTTGGGGCTACACCCTCACCCCCGCCAAGCCGGAGCAGCCGGACCATTTCGGTGATTCCAACGAAATGGTCGCCGCGACGGTGAAGCGGTTGGAGGATCGCGTGGCAACGGCAGAGGCGGGCGCGAAGTTTGCCGTGTCGGGGTACAACAAAGCGCACGCACTGGACTTTGACGTGGGCGAACTCAAGAACCGCGTGGCGAAGTTGGAGGCCGCAACCCCCGCGAAGGTGCGGGTGGTGGCACCGTGGTTTGTCCCGACCGCAGACCCAGACGACGAGTTTGATAAGGGGTATCGCTGCGCTGATCGCTATTGGCGTGCCGCCCTCTCCGCCGCTGGCGTTGAGGTGAAGGAGGTGAGCAAGTGATGTTCACCGAGCAAGACCACGCGAAGGCGGTGGATTTGTACAAAACGTACACAACGCACAAGGAGGCATGATGCCCGGACTGCTGCAAGGAACGGACTTCGACCGGCAGGTTCTCATCGAACGCAAGGGCAAGCAACGTGGACGCGATGCGTACTGGCGCGACCGCGACAAGGCCCACGAGAAGGGCCGCATCGCATCGACCCCGCCCGGTCGCCGCTGGCTTGCTCACTGGGCCGTTGCACTCAACATCGCCATTCGCCAGAAGCGGCGAACGCTGTTGGCCGAGGGCAAGAAAACCCGCACCGCCGTCGCTGCCCCGTACTTGCTCGTGACGCCCAAGAAGGCGGCGGCGATCACGCTCACGGTGATGCTGAATGCCCTGTTCACGAACGGTCGAATGCAGCAGCAGCAGTTGTACCGCATGGTCGGGCGTGCGATTCTGGCGCAGGCCCAACTCGACCGCTGGCAGAAGGAAAAGAAGTACGACCTGATTCGCGCCATGTTCAAGAAGCGGCGGCGTAACGCAATTAAGCCGTCCGACGTGAACCGCTATGCCGCGACGCTAGATTCTGACGCGGTGTACGACCCGCACAACTGCATCGTTGTGGGGCAGCACTTCGTTTGGGATGCCGTTGGCGCGTGTTCCGCTGCCGACGAGGGCCAGCCGTTCTCGCTCGCATTTCATCACAAGTTGGTCCGCAAGGGCAAGAAGACCCGCAAGTTCTTCTACATCGACGACGCAGTTCATAAGACTGTTGCGTTTGACGAAGCCGCACTTGCGGACCTTCGCGTGATCTATCCGCCGATGGTGGTGCCCCCGTACAAGCACGAAGACAGCACGCGGGGCGGGTACATCACGCTCCCCATGCGGATCATCACTAGGTCGTCGCCCGCCCAGCGTTCGGTGCTGCGCGACAACCTGCTCAACATGGGTGAGTTCCTTGCGGGGCTGGAAGCGTTGGGAAACACGCCGATTCGGGTGAACAAGTGGATGCTCGGGGTAATCGACACGCTCATGGAAGAGGGTGGCGGCATCGCGGGCCTGCCGCGTGCTACGTCGCTGGACCTGCCGCCGAAGCCGGGGACAGACGATCAGAAGGTGTTGGACGAGTGGAAAGCCGAGCGGGTCAAGATTCGCAGAGCCAATATCAAAAACGAAAGCGAGTTCATTACGGCGTACAACGCTCGGCAGGTCGCCCGCGAGTTCATGGACGAGCCTCGGCTTTACATGCCGCACCAAGCGGACTTCCGAGGCCGGGTCTACGCCAAGCCGCAGTACCTCAACCACTACGGGAACGACTTGCAGCGGTCGCTGATTGAGTTTGCCGACCCGATGGACGGGCCGGACGTGACGCGGCAGGTGGCGATCCAGGCCGCGACCATGTTCGGCCACGACAAGATTTCGTTTGAGGACCGCATCGAGTGGGTAAAGGAGAACATTCGTGAGATTGGCCGGTCGGCGACGGACCCGAGGAACACGGGGTTCTGGCGGGAGGCTGAGAACCCGTTGCAGTTCCTTGTGGCGTGCCGGGCACTGATGAAGAAGGACGCGGCGGTGCATTTGCCCGTGCAGCGTGACGCGACGGCGAGCGGGTTCCAGCACTTCGCCGCGATGATGCGGGACGAGGTTGCGGCGCGATATGTCAACTTGTACCCAACCGACAGGCCGTGTGCCCTGTACGTCGAAATGGCCGGGAAAGCCCGCGCAGCGATTGCCAATCGTTTGCAGCACCCCGCATACGCGATGGCGGATGACGCGCTTTGTCGGTTTGCCAAGCCCATTTGCAAGAACCCCGTGATGACCCGCGTGTACGGCGTGACCAGATACGGAGAGGCCATGCAGATTGGCAACGCCATGCGGGAGGCTGGCTACTCGGGACCGCTGGCCGTCAAAGCGAAGAGGCGGATCGCGCGCGCGGTTCGGGCGGCTACTACAACGCTGTTCCCCCGCGTATGCGCCGCAATGGAATGGATTCAGGGGTGCGCTCGCCAGATCGCAGAGGCAAACCGGCCAGTGATGTGGAAGACCCCAACGGGACTTCCGGTGTTGCAGGCGTACACCGCCGACCCGTCCGTGTGCGTCAACACGGAGTTTGGGCAGATAGTTGTTGCCGCCAACACGCTCAACCAGGTTGACGTGGATGAACAGGTCAACGGGTCTGTGCCAAACGTGGTGCATGGGATCGACGCCGCCGTTCTGATGCGAACCGCCATTGAATCCCGCAACCGTGGGGTGGCTTTCTTGGGGGTTCACGACTCGTTTTGGAGCCACGCGGCGACGGCGGAACAGGTCAACAACATTGCCCTTCGCCAGTTTGCGGCAACGCACGAAACGCCGCTTCTGACCGACCTTTGGCTCCAGTGGCGAGAACAGCACCCGGACATCGGGTTCGCGCCCCCGCCAGAAACGGGGTCTTTCGACATCGGCGAAGTCATAAACGCCAGTTATGCGATGTGCTGACCCTATAACCATTGCCTATATTGAATGATCGTTCAGCGCGCTTTTGTTTTTTCGCCTCGGGGCATCCGTGGTCCGCATCGGTAGCCGCTACCGCCCTGACCACGCGAAGCCACTTGGTACACGTCGCGTTCGGTGACGGCACCCATGTCGTCGAAAGGACCGACAACCACGGCGAACGGCTGGTTCCGTGGTCGGTCTATGTGGAGCGGTCGGTAAATATACAGACCTGTCTACATATCGGCGTGCCGAACCTTGTCCCGCTCGCCAATCGAGTGCTGGACACGCGACCCGTGAGCATCGTCCGAGGGCTTCTGTACCTCTGGACGGGCGGCATCATCACCCAATCCAACTGCGTTACGAGTTGCCGCGACTACCTCGCGGCGTGCGGGCTGGACACGCCCGACTCGATTCTGTCGCCTGTCAATCTCTATGACCAACTCCGGCCCCTCGCAGACGGCGAAATCGTTTGGGATGAAGCGCATCCCGCTCACTATCGAGCAAGCCGAATCGCTCGTCGCGTGGCTCCGCGAGAAGTACCCCGACAAGCATCCGCAGAACCTCGATGAGTGCCGCGACCCCTGCAAACTGGCGTTCAAGGCCGGTCAGTTGCAACTCATCAACGACCTCGAAGTGATCGCAAGAGAACACAACCGCAAGCCATGACTGCCATTGGAAACATCGTTGACAACGCTTTCGGCGTGAGCGCGCCACGGGCGAACGTCGCCGATCCCGCACCGACCGCCGTGGACGACGCCGCAGCCGCCGCTGCCGAGCGTTCTACCGCTGTCCGCAGGGCTGCGCAGCGTGACCTTGCCTCGTACATCGTGCCCCTCAACAACGCCCCTGCCGAGGGCACCGGACTCTACATCCCCAAATGAGCATCGAAAAACTGTGGCAGACGGAGGATGGCCGATCCTCCAGCGTCCTCCAGCGCGCACGCTGGGCGGCGGCTCTCTCGCTCCCGTTCGTTCTGCCGCAGGAAGGGTTCCGCTCCGGCGACTCGCTCCACAATCCCAACGACTCGCTCGCCGCACGCGGCATCATCAACGTCGTCGGCAAACTCCGGTCCACAATCTTCACCGGCGACGGTTGGTTCGAGTTGGACGTGGACCCCGAATACAAGTTCAACGCCAAGCGCGAGGGCACATACCCCGCGATGATCCAGGCGTTGTACGTCGAATCGCTCAAGATTCGGGCGGCACTGGAAGCCAGTTCGCTCGACAAGAAGTACCGCACGTCGTCTGGTTTCTTTGCCCGCACTACCCAATCGCTGACGCAGTTGGTCGTGACGGGCAGCACGCTTGAGGGCATCGGCCTTCGCGGGAACGACGACTTCACCAAGCGGGTGTTCCGCCGCGACCAGTACCGCACGCGCCGCGATGGGTACGGCGACGTTCTGTTGCACGTCATCAAAGAGTGCGTCACTCAGGACGAACTCGCCCCCGAAGTTCTCGCCCAGATTGGCCCGCAGGACAAGGACAAGCCGCTCGACCTCTACACCGCTTACCGCCGTCAGCGTGACGGCAAGTGGCAATTGCAGCAGGAAATCGCTGGCGTCATCGTCCACGAAGTCACGCACGACACCCCCCGCATCTTCCAGACCGATTTCAAGCGTGCGGGTAACGACGACTACGGGCGCGGCCTGTTGGAGTTGTACGCGGGCGATTTCACGTCCAACGACTTCTTTGCCGGTCGCATGAAGGACTGGGCCGAGGCCGCATCGAAGTTCAATTTCATCCTCGACCGCCTCAGTCAACTCACGCCCGAGGACTTGTCTGTTCCGTCCGGTCGCATTATCCCCAACGCTCGCGTTGAGGGTGGCGTCGCTACCGACGTGGCCGTTCTCAAGGTTGACAAGATCGCGGACTTCGGCGTTGTCTCGCAGGTGTGGGAACGCCTGCAAATGTCGCTCGCCAAGACGATGCTCTTGGACGCCGACGCCGCCCCGTCCGGTGAGGCTGGACGCCACAGCACGGCATGGAAGCAGACCGCCGAGCAGTTGCAGGGCTGGCTTGGCGACTTCTACGCGACGATCGTGGACGAGCAGCAGAAGCCCCTGTTGTGGGCCGCGATCGACATGGGCACGCGAACGGGCTTGCTCGACAAGAAGAAACTCGACTACGCCGAAGTCGTCTCACTGACGGGCCTTGAAGCGATCGACAAGAAACGTCGCGCCGAGGCCGCTTTGCAACTCGCGCAACTCGCGGGTTCGCTCGGACCCGAGGCGGCACGGCAGATCAACGTGGGGGTGTTGCTCTCTCTCGCCGCTCGCACGCTTGGCGTGGCCGAACCTGGCCTTGTCAAGACACCCGAGCAGTTGGAGCAGGAGGCACGGCGGGCGATGGCGGATCAGGTCAAGGTCCAAGCGGCCACTTCGGTCGCTCAGGAAGCAGCACGCGCGGCGGGTGGCATTGCACAGCAGCAAGCCGCCCCGCCCGCAGCGTAAGCGAAAGGAAGCAGAATGGCAGAGCAGGTCGCCGCACCAGCGGCACCGGCCAGCGCGCCCCCACAGCCGCAGCCGGATTTGATTGCGGGCAAGTTCAAGGACGACACCGCGTTCCAGAACGGGGCACGCGAGTTGTTCAAGCATCGCAACATCCCCGTTCCCGATGGTCCGCTCTACGGCGACAACGGCATCTTCGCCAGCCGTGACGCGGCGGTGAAGTTCTACGGCACCGTCGCGGGCAACGCCCCGAAGGAACCGGAGTACGCCGAGACGGACATCGACGGCTTGTTCAAGGCCGTGGGCTTGGACAACAAGGCGTTCGGCGAGACTCTGGTGAAGAACCGGAGCATCGACGACGACGCTTTCGCCAAGTTCAAGAACATCGAAGTCAAGGGCGCGGACGGCAAGGTGTACCGGCTCAACAAGGACGCGCTCAACGCGATCTTTGTTGGGCAGGTGGAAGCCGCCGAAATCAAGGCCGCTCGCGTCAAAGAGACGCAGGAGCAGGTGCGGCAGAACGCTTTCCAGATCGCGGGCGGCAAACAAGAGGACTACGAAAACCTCATGCGATGGGCCGCGTCGAACCTCGATTCCGACGAGGCGAAGGCCCGCAACGCTGCGATCACGGGCACCGACACGAAGGCCGCACTTGACGCCGTGCGTCTTGTGAAAGCCAAGTACGACGAGGCGAATCGCGGGTTCAAGGCGATCGTGGGCACCATGCCCGCGACCATCGGCAACGCCCCCAAGAACCTTGCGGAACTCAAAGACCTCAACAAGCGTGCGCAGGAAGGCGACATCGTTGCCCAACGCACGCTCAAAGAACACATGGCGGAAATCAACCGCCGCTTCTCGTAAGGAATCTCGATGGCAACCATGACGAAGTACGCAAAGTGGATGACAGAGAACGCCGCGTCGATTCACTCGGGCGGATGCACCACCAAGAACAAGTCCGGCAAGTACGCGATTATCTTCGATACCAAGACCGGCCTGCAATGGACGACCGGGCACGCTACGGAACTCAACGGCGCGATTGACGCGGCCATTGCCAAGACCAAGACCACGCCGCGTCCGCTGCACGAGGCCGACGCGAACGCGAATGAACTGGTCGCTGCACGCGCCCGCATCGCCGAACTCGAAAAGGAGTTGGGCAAGCCCGCTCCGGCGAAGCCTGTCGCTGACGAAGAGGCAGAGATTTCCGGTCCTGTCGGCATGAGCATCGAGCAGGCAGGCAAGGCCCGTCTCAAGAAGTAATCACCCGTGGGCGTTGAAAGACGCCCGCGTGTTTTATGGTCGCGTGACACACAGCCATTAGGCCGTCGAGTGTCGCGTCGCCACGGTCACATTTCGCTGGCAATCGGGCCTACGGACACCTTCGCAAGAAGCCCGTGGACACCCCGTGCGCGGCAAGTGCCGGAAGCGCGTTCGTTGCACTTTCTCACTTTCCACCCATGAGGTGAACCCATGTCTTCAAGCAATCCGTCTCGCTTCCTCAACAACGCGGCAGGCACCGAGTATGCCCTGTCGCCAGAGGAAATGTTTCAGTTGGGCGTGGTCGAGGCGTTCCGTGACGAAGTGATCTTCGCGGACAGCCCGGCCATTCAGCGCAAGATCATCACGCAGGGCAACAGCCACCAGTTCTATCTGATGGCCGACACCCCCGACCCCGAGGAACACACCCCCGGCGATGAACTGCTTGGTCAGCAGTTCGAGATTGACGAGGGCAACATCACGATCGACGGCATCGTTGTGGCTCACCACGACGTTCCGCTCGACCAGATGAAGATTGCCAACTTCGACATTCTTGGCCCGCTTGCCCGCAAGACCGGCGAGCGCATCGCGCGGTTCTACGACAATCGGCTCGCCCGCTTGCTCGTTCTCACCGCTCGCGCCGCGTCCGTCACCAAGAACGGGCGCGAAGTCCACAACGGCGGCAACCGCGTTACCCGCGACGTTGCCGCAGAGTCGAGCGAGACGGTGGCAGGCGCGTACCCCGTGGACTCGACTGGTGCTGGCCGTTTCCTTGACGACGCCCAGGCTCTTGCCGAGGCGATGGACAACGACAACGTGCCGGAGGCCGGTCGCTACATGTGGATCGACCCCTACATCCGTCGCGTGCTTGCGAAGGACACTGGCATCTGGGACGTGCAGTACGCCCAGAACGCCAGCGGCAACAACCTCCAGAGCCGTCTGATTGGCAAGATCGCTGGCTTTGAGGTGATGGTCGCCAAGAACCGTCTCCCGAGTGCCAACGTCACCACCGGCCCCAGCAAGTACCAGGGCACGTTCGAGGTCACGGACAGCAACATCGCTGTCGGTCGCCCCGTCGCGGTCGTGGCGGCTGGCGGTCAGTACGGCATGGCCCCGGTCGGCATCGTGCAGCACGGCGGCGTTGAGTCGGCGTTGGTGCCCGATGAGCGTCGCAACACCATGTTTATCAAGTCGCAGGTTCTCATGGGTGCGGGTTCGTTGCATCCGTGGTGCGCTGGCGTCATTGAGGTCAACGACTCCGACGCCTAATCCCAACCCCACAAGGAGAACACACACATGGCAACGAATAGCGCAACTCCCACCATTTCGTCGTCTCGGCCTCCGAGCCAGAACGACATCGGCACCATTCCCACCGCAACGCAGGCTAAGGGCGTCTCCAAGAAGGAGTACGGCGAAGGCGCGCTGCGGCAGACCGTCTTTACTCTCAGCGGCACCGTCATTGATTCGACCGACAACGGTGCTTCTGGCGCGTACGGCTCCTTGCAACTTCTGGACCTTCCGGAAGGACACATCGGGTTCTATGGCGCGGTCACCGACCTCACGTCGGTCACTGTCGGTGCGGGCATCCCCGCGACCAACGCGATTGTCCACTCGCTCGGCACCGCTGCCGAAGCGACGGGCACCACGCTCGATTCGACGCAGGCCAACGTGCTGCCTTCTACGTCGCTGACTCTCGCCGCCTCTACCGGCGCGGTTGGTGGCGTGAACACGGCGGTTGCGTTTGTGGACGGCACCGCTACGGCGGCTGACCTGTTCCTCAACTTCGCAGTTGACGGCAACTCGACGGCCAACACCACGATCACCGTCAACGGCACGATCATCGTGACGTGGGCGTTGCTCGGCAACAACTAATCCGATCCGCCCCGTGGAAACGCGGGGCGGTTTCTTTAGGGGGAACCATGATACTCGCACGCAACCTTTCCACAACGGGCACGACCGGCTGGGGCGCGAACACCGCGTCCTCGCCGACAATCCCGTTGCGGTTCAAGTTCTCCAGTTCTGGGCTGGTGCGGGTTGACGGTCGCAATAGCGACTCGGACACGGCGACCCCGCTTGGCTTTGTGTATCAGGACGGCGTGTTCGTGGTGCCCCGGTTCAACCAGTACCGCTTGTCGGTTGTCAACCTGACGGGCACGCTCAATCTGTGCGAGCGGGCTTCGGTGCTGCTTGCCGACGACCTGAGCGTGACGTACTCACCCCTCCTGCAATACAAGTCCCGCACGACGCCGAAGGGCTTGCGCAAGGGCGGGTTCCGCACGACGCACGTTTGTCCGTTCGACCTGTACGCGGGCGGCACCACGATCGCCGCAGACCGCGCCAAGTTGGAGACGGGATCGGCGGCAAAGGACTACACCAACTGTCGCTCGGGCGAAGTCCAGAGCGGCGAGTCGCAGCCCTACTCGATTTCCCTGACCGCGACCAGCGGCGTCACGTCCGAGTTCCGGTACGACTACCGCGTGTCGGCTGGCGGCTCCGGCCCGATTGACCTGAGCGGTGGCACGAACGAATGGCCGTTCATCCTGTTGCGGGTGTACGTCGATCCGTCGCAGCACGCGGCCCTAGAGGGCAACGTCTCGCTGTTGACGATCGGCTTTGCGGACACGGCAAACAATCAGGGCAACGTCCAGATCGCCAACTTCCAGCAGTTCCTCTCGTCCGCCGTGACGGGTCCGGGCTGGAACACGGTGGTTGTGCATCCGACGACCGTTGGCTCCGTCGATCCGTCCGACGTTCACCTCATCCGCGTGTACCTCACGTCGAAGTCGGGCACGTCCTGCACCGTCACCCTTGACACCCTCCAATTCCTTCGCCCCACGACCTCGACCAAACTTGTCGCCTTCCGCGACGACGACGGGTACTCGAACTGCGTCCTGACCGCCAAAGAGTTCGACAAGTGGGGCATCCGTGGCAACTTCCACGTTCACCCGCGAGTGGTCGGCACCTCGGGCTTCGCGTCGAAGGCGGACCTGCTCGCCATGCAGAAGTCCGGCCACATGATCGGCAACCACGGGTGGAGCAAGTATCCCGGAGACGACCTGAACGACAACGCGAACGGCCCGTTCTACAAGCAGCGTGAGAACACGGCGCAGTCGCTTCTCATCGACCACATCCGGCCCGCGACGTGGTGGCTTCAGGACAACGGCTTTGAGCAGGGTGCCCGCATCTACGCGACGCACCAGGGCAATCTGTTGCCCGAGCAGGCGGACCTGCTTCTCGAAACCGACATCGACGTGATTTCGCACACCTCTACGGCGGGCGAGAACGCGACGACGACCAACCACCTCGACTACCTCGAAGTGCAGCACGCGACGGGCTACAGCGCAATCTCCGCGAGCCTCCTGTCGGCATTGGACGCCCACGGCGGGCTTGCCGTGTTCTACGGCCACGCCAACCGCTCGCAAGAGAACGCGTTTATGAAGGGCGTTACCGACGCCGTGGTGCCCAAGTTGAAGGACGGGACGTACAAGTGCGTCACGCTGGCCGAACTCGTGAACGGGGTGTATTGAATGACGAAGAACATCCGGTCTGCTTTGATCCGCGTGGGCATCGGCCTACTCGCGGCTGGGTTCCTCATCGCGCTTGTGTTCCTGAGCGGTTGCACCTCGGGCACAAAGGACATCGCCCGCGCCGCTGGCAACACGCAGACGCTCGCGGCTGGCATCATCGCCCACACCGAAGCCCTCGCCCCGTTGGTGGCCGAGCATGAGCAGGCTGCTAGCCACGTCAAGGGCATTGCCCAGAACGCCCGTGACATTCAGATTGAGGCTGGCAAGGTCCAGACCGCTCTGCCGAAAGTCAAGGACGTTACCCCGTGGTGGGCCACGTTGCTCGGTAACGTGACATGGCTGGCACTTATCGCAGCCGCCGCGATTCTGGCGATCAAGTTCTGGCCCGTGCTGGCCGTGTTCCTCGCTGGCGTGAAGTGGCTGGAATGGCTCATCCCCAAGCCCACCCGCATCGCTGCCGAGCGTGATTACGAGTTGTACCGCGAAGCCGACGAACCCCACCGTGACGCTCAGCGTGACCGCATCCTCGCGGCTCGCATGAACCCCTACTACGACGCGGCGTGGCGTCGTGCCGAACGCAAGGCCAAACTCGGAGCAAAAGCGTGAGTGCACCGCAACACGACCCCACCGAACATACCGCAGGCTACGAACTCGCCCTCATCGCACAGGACGTGCGACGGCTCATTGAAAGCCAGTACCGCATCGAGAAGTTCATCACCGGCAACGGCGACCCGTCAAGCGGGTTGTTGTTCCGTATGGCCGAGATGGAGCGTCAGGCCCGCGAGAAAGCCGAAGCCGACAAGATGCGGAACACCCGCGTCAACACCGCAATCGGTGCGGCGATCGCAGCGGCAATCACCGCACTGGTAGGCGTGGGTATCAAGGTTGTCACCAGCGGCAACTACGCACAGGCTCAGCAAACACAAAAGGACCGCTAATGGCACTCACCACGATCCCCGCAGCCCCCCTGATGCGGCTGTCGCAGTTCCCCTACGTCGCCCACGCGACGATCACGATGAACAACGCGACGGCGTCAAACAACGTGGTCGCGGCGATCTGCATGTTGCAGCCCGGCGAGACAATCGGCTCCGTCTACATCGTCGGTGGCGGCGCGCCCGCTGGCACACCCACGTACAACGTCTCGATCGAGGGCGTCGTCAACAGCGGCTCCGGCTACGGCGGTCGGCCCAACGGCACGCCCCTTACCAGCAACGGCAGCGGCTCTACGCCGATGATCGTCGAAGACAATCCTGGGTCAGCCGTTACCAGCGGCGCGGTTGTCTCGCACGACTTCGTTGACACCTACACCAACAACGGCACGTCGCCGCAACTCATCGCAATCACGATCCGCACCGGAACGACCGGCTCGGGCCTGACCAACACCAACACGATCACGATTCGGGCGGGCTATCAGACGTGGCTGACGAACTTCGTCCACCCGCACTATTCGAGCCTTGTCAGCGGTTCGTGGTCGCACACCGGCAGCATGCCGACGCTGTGGGCCTCGGACAGCACGGGTGCCCTCATCAGCAACACCTCCAACGTGCCGCTCCTGACCAACGAAACCAACTGGAACTCGGCGAGCAACCCCAACCGTCGCGGCATCCGCTGGAACGCACAGTTCGGGTGCCGCCTCAAGTCCCTAAATGTCCTGTACCGACCAGCGGGCAACTCCAACCACGAGTTTGTTGTCAACGTCTACGCGAGCGACGGCGTAACCCTGAAGACTTCGACATCGACGACGCTCAACTCATACTCAAGCGAATCCTCCAACCCCGGCCAAATCCTCGTGAATGTCGATCTGCCACCGACGACCATCGCGGCTGGCGATGTGGTCCGCATCTTCGTGAAGCCAGACGCGACGGGCAACTCCGTGTTGCAGTTCTACTGCCTTGAGTGGACCCTGAGCGGTCAACGAAACGCATTCTTCGGCACCGGCGCGACCGACGTGTTCACGTATACCGCGTCGCCGGATGGAACGACGTGGACCGACACCAACACCAAGTGCGCGGCGATTATTCCGATCATCGACCAGGTTGATATGGGTTCCGGCACCACCACCAACCGCGTGCGTCGCACGCAGATGATGATGCCCGATGGTCGCATCGCCTCTTTCCGTGGATAACCATGCTGAAACTTGACGCCGTGAACATCTGCATCCGGGCACTTGGCGACCCGGCCGTTACCGCCCTTGACACCAACGGGCAGAGCGACGCAGGCGAGGCCGAGGCCGAGATTGACCGGCAGTTGAAGATCGTTCTTCGCCACGGCGGTTGGGGCACGGCAGCGAACATCCGCGAGGAAGTGCTGTTTGAGTTGCCCGATACGGCTCTGACCGCGACCGGCGGCACCGGCACGTTCACCTACGGCAGCACGATCACGCAGACGACCAGCGGCGCGACGGGCATCTTCTACTACGAGGAAGGCGGCATCGTCTACGTCAAGAAGGTCAACGCGACGGCCTTCACCACCACGGGCGGGCACACGCTTGTCAGCGGCGCGGTGTCCCGCAACGCCCCCACCGTCGTTGCTTCCATCACTTCCGCCAAGCACGCTGTTCCCGAGACGGCGTTCTACGCCTTCCGCCCGTCCAAGCGCGAATGGCGACCCCTCACCGTCTACAACGGCTTCCTCTACGACGTGAACCAGGACACGCAGACGTTCACCGGCAACGTCTACCTCGACGTGATGAGCGTGCGGACGTGGACCGAGACGCCCGACATCATTCAGGAGTACGTTGCACGCAAGGCCGCTCGCCAGTTCCAGCGGTTCAAGAAGCGTGGCGTGACCGACGACCAGATGCTTGCGGCGGATGAACTGGAAGCAAAGATCGCTTTCATGCGCTGGGATAACGCCATGAAGCAGACGCACGTTCTCCAAAACTCCCACGGCCTGAGCGCGTGGGTTCCTGTGATGCCCTGATATGCCAGAACAAACAGTCGTCAGCAAGCCCCTTCTGTACGGGGGAATCTCGAAGCAGGCGACGCACTTGCGTCACCCTTCGCAGGTGGACGACGCGAGCAACGTGGATTTCAGCCCGGCGTTTGGTGCGTTCACCCGTGCGGGCACGAAGTTGGTGGCGAACCTCGGCAACTGCCGCATGAGCCTGAGCGTTGAGGGCGGCAGCGGATCGTGGAACGTCGGCAGCACGATCACGCGAACGGGCGGTTCCGGCTCGGCGTGGTCCGGCGTGATTGTCGCGGTGAGTGCTACGTCGCCCCCGCACCTCACTATCCAGATCACAAGCGGCACGCCCGTGTCCGGCTCCACCGTGTCAAGCGGCACCCGCACGGGCACCGTTGGCACTGTTTGGGCACATTGGGCCACGGGCACGGACCTTCGTTTGCAGCCCATCGCCCGCGACGAGACTGAGCGGTACTTGCTCATTCAGGGGCCAAACGGCTACCCCCGCATCATCC